CTAGCGCAAACTTTGCTCCAGCCACTCAGCCAGTTCCTGCAATTCGTTTTGCTGTTCGGGGAAGGTGATAATCAGTGCCTGACACGCCGCCGCCAAGGCTTCTGGGCGATACGCCGTTCCCTGTAATGCGGAAGCGAGTGCTTCTAACGGCGCGGGATTCAGGCTATCGGTATAAATCTGGGCACGAATAATCACGCCGCGTCCCACATCGAAATGTAATTCAACGCCGCCCCAGATAAAGCGGTTATCCAGTAAATGCGAGAAATCCGGCGCCTGACCGAAGTTCCATTCCCAGCTACTTTGGCGCGCAAACTGTTCGCTGAATCCGGGTAGATTCGGGTGGGCAGATGGCGAGATAATTTCCGGCTCGCACTGTTCGCCAAAATAATCAAAGAAAGACTGCGTCACCGCCTGACAAATCACCTGATGATCGACAGAAGGCAGTAATTCCATCAGATTGGCAACGCGGGAACGCACGGACGTAATCCCTTTTGCCTGTAGTTTCTTAACATCCGGATTCAAATAATCGGCTAAGCGGCTGAGATCTGCGTTCAGCAGCAGCGTGCCGTGATGGAACCCGCGATCTTTGGTTTCACGGTAGGCAGAACCGGACACCTTGCGCACGCCGTCCGCAGTTTCCACCACCAGATCATTACGCCCCGAGGCGCTGGCCTTTAACCCAAGCGAACTGAGTGCATCCAGAACAATCTGCGTTGAAACGCTTTTATCGTATTCTGGTTTGCCCGCCATGAAGGTAAAGCAGGTATTACCGAGATCGTGGAAGACCGCCCCACCGCCGCTGCTGCGCCGCGCCAGCTTGATCCCATCCTCTTCCATCCGCCGTGTATTGCACTCTTTCCACGGATTCTGGGCGCGCCCAATGACGACGGTGATAGTCAATGTTTCACACAAACCAAAAATTGTAATTCGATACTATTGCACCAAAAAAAGAAAAGGAAACCATTTGGCTCCCTTATGTAAGCAGTACTGACAATCACCCGCGAGGTGGAAACGGATCATTCCCATGTGAATCTTTATCGCGTATCTGTCCATTAGGGCGATGGATCACAAGTTCACTTTCCTGATTACGGGCTATACCTCTTCCATAATCAATTGCTTCACGCTGTGTATCGAAAGTTTTAGTAACTCGATCATTACCTTCGCCACGAACAGCCCATTCCCCATTGTGTGGTACTACATGCTGGTTCTTACCCATTTTGCAGCCCTCTAAAAGTTGATTAAGATACGGAAAAAACACTATATATACACACAAACAAACATTCAAGCACTATATATTGACAATCAACCAGCACCGATCAGTACTAACAACACTTTCCATACTTCGTCCAAAGGTAACACTGGTAGAACAACGCCCATCAATGCCAACAATGGCACCATGACGTAGTTCCAGAGAACAATGAACGTAAGTACCCAGCCTAGTCCCTGACGCCATGTGAAGCCCTTACGTGTTTCTTCAAGGGTGATCTGATTCTGCTCATGACTATTCTGTGCCTGTAGCTCATCTTTGCTTTGAGACCTCTTGGTAAAGTACCCAATCCCGTTTTTGACCAAATCAATGATCGTCGTTATCCATAACATTTACTGCCTCCTGCTGGACGATGTAACACCACGCCCGATATCCTTTATGTTGTAATGGGAAGGACATGAGTACTTGAACGTCATGAACAGTTCCTGATATCTCCCATTGTGTTTTATCTCCTACTTCTAACCGTGGTTCTGACCCTTTAAGAAAACTGATAGCCAGTAGATCACCACCATCTTTCAGTACTTTCTTCTTAATGAGTTTGTGAGTTGCATAAACCTTGTCGTAGGGATATGTCGTTGAACACGGTACTACCCCGTGTAATTGCTGATTTTGTAGTTCTTCATGTGGGTAGCATGGGAACTGATTGATGTATTCATTTAGTTCCATCTAAACGTAAAACTCCCTTTCATATTGTTGAATTCCTGTGTTGCGTACTTGCTGCTTTGTTTGTAAAAATCGAACAGTTGTTTTCTCTTACGAGCGGCAATGACACCAATAACCCGTTCTGTACGTGATTTACGTTTCGGAGTTTTAGTATCAATGATGTATTTACGCCCACTTTTCTCAACGGTCTTATAACGTCCCGATTTCAATCTTGGGCGTAATCCCTGTATGTTCCCTTCCTTTGTCAATTTTGCATTAGCCGTAGGAATAATTTTCTCACCAGTTCTTTCACTACTGCCCAATACGAATCGTAAGTACTTCGCCTGATTTCGCTGTACCGTAATGTTGTTATAAACGGTATTTGATGAACGACTATTATTAGACGTAAATCTAATCGCTTTCTGCGTGAAACCAACGGCACCACCTTTTGCCTTAGTACTGATATCATTCTGTATCTTTTCTGATATGAGTTTAGATCTACGGGTTAATTCACTATTAAATTGATAACCCCATTTTTGACCATTCCGATTTAATTGATTAGCAACGTTTTGGGGATTAACATTCCAATTGCCATTTATATTAGCCATGAAAGTATCTCCTGAATAACCTTCGTAGTACTGCCATTATTCTTAATCAAACGAGTTTTAGTCATAATTGCCTTATTGAGACATTGACTATCTGATCCGAAGATACTGATTAACGCAGTTTCAACCAACGCCGCTTCCTGTACTGTGGGGAAACACCATAGAATTCTCTTGGTATGATATTCACCATCTTCAATGTACTGTTTTACTGTCTTTGAGCTTGAATTATATACAGACCAGTTACTTTCCTTCGTATCAGACTTACGTTGATTGATATGCTTGAGTTTCTGATATGTTTGTTTCACACCAATGTAGTACTCACCAGAATCAGGGAACTCTATTAGATAGACAAAAGCGGCATATTCCGGTACATCATCCAATGACCAGTCTTGAGGGTTATACATTATCCAGTCCATGAATCACCCTCTGACAACATAAGCAATCATGTCATCTACACGATTTGGTGTTTGTCTGTACCAAAGACTGTCTTTCACTTCGATAATTGCTGTTGCGTAGTTTCCAGTACTTAACGCAGCAAGGAATTTCTTAAACCCTCGTGTTTTGGTTAAACCTAATTGAAATACCATCATCACGATAAAATCATTCCAACGTGAATCTACTGGAACCTTAATGTTCAACTTTTTAACATCTTGCTTTGCCCGCTGGATATCTGCATGTAGCAATAAATCAGCTTCAACTTCTGTTATGCCATTCTTGAATGTCTGTTTTTCATTTCCAACGAGCAAATGTCCATATCCGATAGTTTCATAGCCAAGATGATCTTTATAAATTCTGAATTTATTATCTCTGTAATATCCCAACTTTGTTTGATAGGTTTTAGTACCTTCATACTGTTTTAATTTTTCATACAAATCCATTTGTATTATCTCCATAATGATTTATCTAAATCTATTTATGGAGAAACAAAAAAAGTGACCTGCAATGAGGCCACCTGTGTTACTTGTCGAGAATTGTCAAAATCCTTACAATATTCTGATTTATTTGTGTTAGTTGTTCTTCGAGTTTCTCAAGGTTATCTTTTAGTGCCTCTTGTTCAGTTTTCAAAGTACTGATACTTTGTTTCACAAGAGCAGTTTCAGACTCAAGTTTAATAACACGATCAGTGAGTGTTTCACCGTCACGTTTTTTATCCCTATATAATATCCAGAAAAAACCAAGCACACCAACGACACACAATATAATTGCTATTGTGATATCCATTATTAGTTCCTGTTATTATTATTTTCTACTATCTATATTTATAAATAAACACTTGCATCTAATGTTGGAACACTTGCATTTAATACCGCGAAACGTCTATGAAACTGAGGATTAGCGACTGGCATCATAATTCCATTACTATGATTAGCTTGAAATATTCTATACTGACCATCTTTCATAGAAACACCAATATCTAATATATGCAACATATACCAACTTTCACCACCGGGCCCTGATGCCGCAGTAAGAATAGTACAAGTGCCATAAGAACTGGATAACGGTATCATCGAATTAGGTGTAGGTAATGCTGACCATTGTTGTGCAGTTACATCATTAAAGTTAATTGTACCATTCAACATAATAGGAGGATTATATGATGAAAAAGTACATTGACCAGATTCATTAAACACATTAATACCTACTTGTCCTGATGGTACTGGTTCAATAAAATGTCCACTGGAGAATACTAATATATCCATTTGTATAGTACCACCATAAGGTTGTGGTACTTCACTAAACATAGGCGTCCATAAACCAAACTGCTTACTATTTTCAGTATCATTTAAAACAACTGAAACATTATCCTGTGTACTCCATCTAGCATAAACAACTGAGTTCTTGATGTTTGGTATATTACTAGGTAGTTCATGTAAATGTCTTATAGAACCAGAATACTTATATACTAAACACCCTGCCTTAGTCGCATCTGTAATTTCATTATAATTTGTACCACTTGCAAGTTTTAATCCAAATCCTTGTGCTTGTGAACCACCTACTTCATACACATATGTTGGATAAGACCCATATATTGGATTCGTATTCCAAGGATTAATTGGTCCATAAAAGTATCTTGCTGGATCATCAGTACCACTTCTGCTTTTAAATCTTATCGCGTCCCTTGTACTGTTTAACTCAATTTCTACCAATGTGCTTGCACCTCTCCCAGCAACACAATCTGTTATATTATAAATTATCTGGCTATTAGGTGATGCAGGAATCGGTAAAGGATTCCATTCAGCATTGTTTGTAACTAGTCCCAATCCAGTAATAATTCTACTATCACTTCTTAATACATAATCTTTTCCTAAAATTGGAGAATACACAGTTATTCCTGCATCTGCCATTATATCACCCCTACTGCAACTCGAAGTTGCCCTGTATTATCATAAACTCTTAAACCATTAGTATCCAATTCTACACGTTGACCAGATGCCGCAGACTTCAATTCTAATTGACCTGCATTAGCACCAGACTTACCTAATCGCCAACCACTACCATTAACCCAATTATCACTTTGGATATCACCGCTTATCTTAGCGTTAGTAATAGAACCATCTTGTATCTTAAGGTTATTTATACTTCCATTAACGATCTTAGCATTGGTAATAGAAGCATCGGCGATAAGTGCATTGCCTATACTGGCATTCTTGATCATCGCATTGTTTAGATAAACAATACCACTATCAATGGTAAACGGACTCTTAGAATTAGCAGTGCTAGCACTTGGAGAAACAACAAATTTATCAGCAACAAAATAGATAGCACTATTAGTACTAGCCCCTGAATTAGCCACTAATTTAATACCAGATACTACACCATTAGCTTGAGCAGTTAATGAGTATGTACTGTTAATATTATTTGTTAATGTATTAATTGACGTATCAATTTTAGTATTAACTGTAGCAGTATTATTATTCAAATTAGTTTGTACTTGGTTGATAGCAGTAGCATTAGCTTGATCTGCCGTAGCCATAGTACTGTTCAATTGGGTAATTTGAGCATTAACCTTATTATAGATATTAGCATTGCTGCATTGAACACCCGTTACATACCAGTGATTAGTATCAGTATGACCTTGACTTATTTGAACCCATACACGAGCATGAGCACCACCGTTTGGAATAGTAACAGTACCTTCAATTTTAACCCATTGATCACTTGCAGCCCTTCTCACTGCATAATAGTAACCAACAATATTACTATTTTTATCATAGACATATAGTCCAATACCTACTGGCAAAACACTAGGAATATCTGTAGCAGTAAACATACTAAGATTGAACGTATCACCGCCAGTAACAGGTATAGCCTTAGTTCCAATAATATCTCGACCAGAAACCTTATACACATTAGTAGTCGGAGCCGCAGGCCATTCACGAACATTAACAATAACCGCATTACTTTCAAAACCATTAGGTAGTGTTGTATCTGCATTTGGATTTATGAATAAGTTACCATTCAATTCACTACTTATTAATGTAAACTGATTGGCGTTTGCTGCATTCTGAGTACTTACAGCATTAGATAAATTAGTAACATTACTGTTTGCCGTACTGATCTGGCCTGTAAACTTAGTATCTAAATTAGTAATTAACGTGCTGTTAGCTTTATCACCATCACTTACTGTTTTTTCCAATGTTGTGATTTTACTGTTTGTATCTGATATTTTATTATTCGTTGATGTTTCAAGCGTGGTGATTTTCTGATTTAACGCACTATCTGCATTTGTATATGATGTTGTTAATTTTGTCTCACTCGCCGATATTTTATTTCCCGTATCAGTGATTATTTCACTCTTAACCTGTGCGATCTTAGTTGTGGTATTGGTATTTGCTGTTTGGATAGCATTAGCCATCTGATCATCTGCATATCCTTTAGCGTTATCAAGTACTGTTGATAGTTCCCCACTCAGATCTAACAAGTCCTGAATGTTGTTTACATCTTCTTGTGAGAATTGATAGTCACTTTTGATAGTGACAGTTTGCTCGGTGCTGAATATGATATTATCAGTACCGAATACGTCATAATGTCCCACTCGAATTTTATATGTACCATCATCGAGATTAATATTTGTAAATTCGCTTTCAGTAGTATTCGTTACGGTGCTTTTATTCCCGTCAACAATGGCAATCTGTGTACCTGCATAATCTTTTTCAGTACTCTTAGCCCATGAAACATATAGGCTACCAAAACCACCGTTCACAGATACATTTGATGGTATGGCATGTTGTTTGTTCTCTACGGTAACTTTAACTTCTGCGGAATAGGTTCCTGTATTAAATCCATGAGCAATAATGCCAATAGTGGGTTTGCGTCCGACTGTATTCAAGTCATAAGTTAAATCGAAACTCGTTGATGTAGTACTGAATGATTTAATATAGGTACTGCCATCATACAATCTGACTTCGTAATATCTGAAATAATCACTAAACTTCTTACCATTTACGACCAGATTATTTTGATCATCCCATTGAAAGCGAAAGTCTTGTGCATCTGTAATAAACGTACTGGTAGTACTGTTTATCAATTTCAAACCAGTGATAGAAGGTAAGGTAAAATCATACTCTGGTGTAACATTCCCAGTACTAATTAACGCTGAAACATAGCCCAGATTGTTATATGCCTGTACTGAAAACTGATAAGCATCAGATGTTGGTAATGATATTTCAAATGATGATGTATATCTATTGACTGAACCAATATCAAGCCATGTAGTTGAAGTACTTTCACGATACTTAACATAATAACCAGCAAGATTATGATCAGTACTATGATCCCATGTAACAGTAACAACATTGCCAGTACTTGATGTACCTTTTTTAACTACTTGAATATTTCTTGGAGCTATTACAGTACTTGCATCAGGTAGATTCGTTTTAAAACCATCCTGTGGGAATATACCTGTATCATTACCTTCATATATTTCATCATAGTACTCAACGCATGATAATTGGCATAAGCCGATTTGTTCTGCGGAGAATGGGAGTGTTTTACTCACTACACGAAACGTCTTATCAACAAAACCTAATTCATCATAGGTGACCGTGATAACATCCCATACCGATACATTCAGTGCATCATAAGTATTAAACTGGATAGTACTGTTAACATACTTGGATTTTAAAATCTCTGGATTGACCAGTTTAGCCAATTGTCCTTTATCCTGTACTAATAAGTAGTCCTCATCTTTCTTTTTGATAGTTCCATCTTTGACAAGAATACCCGAATCCATAATATTACTCGGAAAGCGGATAACATCGTTGGCATAGTCATTCTTTGGATTGGTATAGGATGCATCAATACAATTGTAATAATCGTTTTGACTTCCTGAATTTAACTGTACTGAACCAATGATATTATCTCCACTGAAAGATGCTACTGACAGATCGGCAACATCCATTGCGATCTTAAATTTACTTCCAGACTGATAGAGAACTCCACCAAATGTCTGTAATATCGATTCTATATTACGCTTGAATGATTTATCATAACTGATAGTACCATTACATCTTAATTGATTATTTTCACAGTACTGTGCTGCAATGCGAAAACTGTCTGTATCAATGTCTACTGGATCAATGCCTAAACCAAAGTAATTATCCGTAACATAATCTGTAAGTATTGAGACAGGATTTGAAGATGTTTTAATCGTATTAGTCAGTACATCATTAATCTTACGTCCACGCATTTCAACGGCTAATGCATAATTATAATTTACTAATATGCCGTCAATTTGGCTGTCTTGTGTCTTGCGAATAACAGAAGTGATAGTAACAAGTCCATCACCACGCATTTCATCAGTCCAACGACTTCCGCCGTACTGTTTTGCAAGTGACATTGAATCATCATATTGGTTGCGACCAAAACGTACTTCTAACTGTAGATATGGTCTAAAACGTTCTTTGATGTAGCCGGAAGAAACAATCCCTTCCTGTGTAATCGGCGTTCCAAGTACTGCCACATTGTCAAAGTACAATTGATTAATGAAATTATCGATCTCACCAATACTGATACAGTGGACAGTACAGAGGTAATTACTCTGATCATTTTGAACATTCTGCCACGCAATAATTGAACCTGTCTTAATCAATGCATCATGTTCTCCACCATATACAATCGGGATACCCGTACTTGGCGATGTTGAACGTGATGATTGGCTTGATGTGCTTGAGTACTGTGTATTACCTAAGTCTCCCACTTTCATCATCATTGAAGAGGCAAGGTAAGAGGCTGCGGCGGCGGCTACACCTGCCGCTATAATCCATCCCATTGTTAATGATGCTGCGTAGGCGGCTCCTGCGGCACTCAAACCAGCGATAATAGCTCCTACTGCTGCTGCTACTGCCATACTTTATTTCCCTATATAATAAATCTCCCATTCATCCAATGAACAGAAATGTGCTAATTCGTATTTGTTGTTATTGAGTACTAAAATCTTTCCATTCCAATAAGTACTGGCATGATTACCCTTAAGTAATACGCATCCATTACTTGGAATAGCGTGTTTAATTCCTACAGTATTTAGTAGATCGCGTAATGTTGGGTATGCGGTATTCTTGGAATATAACCAACCGGACTTAGGGTTATCATATTTTCCGTAATAGATATCCCTATATGCTGTTCCTAACTTGATATCGATTATTGTGAGAGCAAGGATATGACAATCGTTAATACCGTAGAGTAATTCCTGATTTAGTAGACTTTGAATATATTTTAGGATTTCCATATCTGACTGCTTTGTACCACACCGATAAGATCAAAGAACTTATCCCCTTTATGAACGGATTGATGTACTGAAGTACTGGATAGTACTCGCTGTGTCTGATCTAATTTTTTCCATGTACTGTTAATATTGATAGTTAATTCATTCTTACCCTCAAGTGGATTAATATCAGTACTAAACCCATCGATATACCCCGTAAAATAACGTATATGTGACATTACAAGGCCATTGGCGGGATTAAGAATGGTCATATAGATGTGAACCTTTGCATTGTTCAGTGTGCCATTTAAAGCCATTGAAAGGTATGATTGATGAACATTCGAAACTTTGAAAGACGTACCATTATTATTGATATCTTTCTTCTCCGTAACAGTACTGAAACTTGAATCAAGAAAATCAGGACTGGAAATATATGTCACACCATTAGCCTCAATATCTACATAGGCATCCGTTAGAAAAAATGCAGGATTATTAATAGGTATAACATCAACACACTTGACAATAATCCCCATTGAATAGATTTCTTGTTCCGTAAGGTGGGTTTTATTGTGTCCTCTGGTAAGATTCCAGTACCCCAGTAAATCCGTGTTGGTGAGTAGTGATTCATCAATTATCATGCTGTAATGTCCTCTACTGCTGTAAAAGTCTGTTGTAATATTTTCTCCGATTTGTACTGATATTGGTTTTTATCGATATTCAGAATGAAAGTACCTTTAATATCATTGTACTTTATTGTTTCATTTTCCTGTATAGATTGCCGTAGGTTAGGGAATATCGATAGATTTACACCATCATTAGCAATGATTCGGTAAATCTTCTTATGGCCTGAGAACTGAATCAATGTACCCACTTCAAGATCGGAATCGCAGGTTATTTTATAGGTATTCTTATTGGCTGCGTTCAGTACTGTTACTGCGTCTTTCTGGATGCCGTTATACATTGAATACCATCCAAGAGACATTTCAAACGATTTTCCCTGACTATGCTCTGTGATCCATTGTTGAAATTTCAATCTATCTTCAATATTAAAATTTACCTGAAAACTAATATCAAAGTACTGAATTCCCGTTGAACGTTGAATCAAACGGCCTGAATTGGCTTGATTTTTATACATGGGTTGATTATCAGACAGTACAAAACTACTGATTAAAAAATTGTCCATAATATAACTTCCTTATTGTTATTATTATCATGTAGTATTTATGAGGGTAGTGCTGGATTCGGTGTGTGGTGTGTAGTTGGATGGATTCAGTGCTACCTACCTTTGTGAAATTTATGTAAAGACAGGACTTACACATGAGTAGCAGCCTAAAATTAAAAGCATATGTTTATTGGTTCATTTTCAAAAGATATTTTAAAAAAGTTAACTGGCAAATAGTTTCAATTGTAATACCTTTGATTATTTTCACCTCCACAATAGCTTTTGACTCTAAAAAGGCAAGAGAAAATGAAGAAAGCACTAAAAGTAACATACGATTAATGCTTTCATCAGAAATTAAATTCAATCTTCTAACATTAACCACTTCGGGAAGACGAGATGACGCATTAGATAATTTATTGTTTTGTGCTGAACTCCCTGAAGATCCTGTTAATAAATCCAAGAATCTGATCACTCTTTCAAACTATATAAGCAATGACATATATAATGCTTATTTAGATAAGTTGAGCATTCTTGAATCTTCTGAAAATGCTGCTTTAGTACAATATTACAATGCTATCCGAAGATTTAAACGTATGGCAACTAACTTAGAAAATAAGTCAGCAAGTGAATTAATAACATCTCTTGATGAAATATCTCTTATGGAGAAAGAATTTCTCAACATTTATCACCAATCGTCTGGTGTATTTTCTTTAATACGCAGTAAGAATTCAAAGATACCCGCTCTATAATCGAAACAGTACTGGTACAGCAACCATACCAGTACTGCCTGCTTTACTGGAAGGCTCTGCCCACCCACAGCTCTATTAACTGAATTTTGAGTATGATTAGTGGGCACACCCTATGATCATTATATTAAAGATCTATTAATAGAGGGGTGTGCCCATTAATGAGAATAGTTCTCAACATCAAGTGTTTCGTTGCTGCGATTGCCGAACTGCCTGTACCAACGAGTCACGATGTTTCTGTAACAACCGATTGAATTCAGCATCGGTAAGCTGACCTGAACCGTTAACAATCAACGGTGCGTTAATTTCAATATTTCCAGTACTGCTATTATCTGAAGACTTCAAGAATCGTGATAAGTCTTGGTTCAAAGCCGCACCAACAACACGTTCACCTTTTTCAAGGTTCCATGTTCCCGTATTGGGTACATTGTCTATACCATCATGTGCCTGACCTACCGTAGTGCCTTTGATAGTACTGATAATGCTTGCACCTTGTGCCAATGCCTGAGCACCTGCCGCGATCCCCATAGGCCAGCCTAACGCCATCGCCTTTGCTACTGACTGTTGTATCGCTATCATTGATTCTGCTATCGCTAATCCCTTACTGACAGCAAAAGCGGCTTTCGCAGCACCAGACTGTTTACCAAAGGCACCTGAAAGAATCGTGCCTAATGAGTTCGCCATTCCTCCCATCATTGAGATCTGTGATGTGGTTTGATTAACCATGAGATTCATACTGTCTTGACTATATTTGTCCTCAAGCTGTTTCTTACGTTCAAGGTACTGTTCAAGGCTTAATGTCTTGTTAGCCAGTAACTGATTATTAAGTATTAGCTCGTTATTGTACTGTTCCTGTAATGCATCTAAATCAAGCCCCATGCCACGAGTATCAAAGGGGTTACTATCATCCCGATCAATGCCAGCATTCTTGTTCATATTCTTTAAGAGATCTGAACGCTGTTCAGTACTGAGATTATCCCCAATCGCACCGAGATTTTTCTGTAGCTTCTCTGGGTCGGTTTCCTTGATCATTTCATCAACCATCTGCTTGTATGCCTGACTACGTGCCGCATACTGCTTGGTCAATAATTCAGTCGTTTCCTGTTCGGTGAGACCTGTTACTTTGGCGTTTTCTTTTAACTTACGCTCCATTTCATCGTACTGGTAATTGAAACGCTGGATACGGACGGCTGAATCACTGATGCCAATCTGTGACATTTGATTCTGTATTTCCCGTTGTGCCTGTACCTGCTTCTGCTTAAGGCGTTCTGCCTCTGCTGCGGCTTTCTTGGCTGCGGCTTCTGCCTTTGCCCGTTCCTGCTCCTGATTAACCCATCCACCCGTTGGTGTTACTTCTGGCTTTTTAGTATTGTTATTAACGAAATCGAGTAAATCCTTAGCCTGATTATCTAATCGGGTTGTCACATCAATCGAGTAACCCACTTCCTGAACACCGTCTAGCTTTCGGAATAACGTCGCGATAGCGGTATCGCCGCCATACCAAAACTGCCGTAACATTTCGCTGAAATCTGAACCCGTCCAGTCCTTGTTCAAAAGGTCGAATAGTTTAGTGATCTCAATGACAGTAGGTGCCAATGCATTGGCCTTCCATGTACTGAATGATTCACTCAATGCCTGTACATTTTTCTCGTAATCACGGTATGCACGGGCGTTATCGTTTGTTAGGCCAACATGCTGTTCCTGCAGTGCATTAAGGAAATCCTGCTGGTTGCTATACTGCCGCAATACATCCACCAGTTTGGAACCATCAGAACCCAATGTTTCAAGCATGTTTGTGATTTCTGCGGTTGATTTACCCGCATCACGTAGTTTGTAGTAAGCATGAGTTAACGCTTCAATCCCGCCGTTTTGCTTGTTCAGGTACTGATTGAATTCATTGAGCTGTAGCCCGTAGGCTTTCATATCTTCTGCCGGCCCCGAACCATCCCTGAACGCATCCCCTAAGTGGTCGAGTACATCACGATTCAAATCACCAAATTTCTCAACATCAAGCCCAAGCCCCTGAAAGAGAGTGCGTAGACGTTGCAGATCTTCGACCGTTAAGCCTGAATTGCGTGATATCTCATTCAGTTGATTGGCATAGTCGGCACTTCCTGATATCAACGCTGCTAACCCGCCAACGACTAAACCAGCAGCTCCCGCGAATCCAACAAGACCACCAGATAAGCCCATCACGCCGCTGGTCATTGACGTAAAATTGCCCGATAGTTGGCCTAAGATACCTCCGGCATTATTGCCAAATTGTTGAAACGCATTTCCACCCTGATTTAACGCATTAACAAGTCCCTGAGAGTTACCCGTAATAGTAAAGTTCATGGATTGATTATTGTTTGCCATCGTTACTTTCCTTAATGTCAAACAATGACATTATTTTATTATGATTTTCTTTTTTGCGATCCTGTATTAGTTCTTCCTGTGTCTTCCCTGAAATCAAACCATTCATATCAGCAAGTGATAAAGGCGTGAATTTATCATAGTCATTCTTGCCAACATGACCACTTGCCATGTATATAGCGGATAGTACTTGCCCATGCCGTAATTGTTCAATATAACCACCCGATGGTTCAATAAGTGCATCAAGAACCATTAAGTACTGATAAAGCAAAAAGGGCATGGACATGATTTCCTCATATCCCATGCCCTTTTTGTTTATTTGTTTTAATGCATAGTGTAAGACAGGATCGCCTTTTACTTTTTTTCCATATCTGACATTGCTTCAATCAGTAATTCATTAATTTTCTGATAGATCTTAGTGTAGTACTGAAAGTCTAATTGGTTTACTTCATCTTCTGTACTGAACACTTTATTACCATCTGCATCAACGACACAATTCATAATAGTTTTACTTTGAGTGTCACATAAAGCATATTCAAGTACTGTTGGTAAACGAATGTATAGTTCAATACCTTCAATTTCAAATTTATGATTCTTGATACCAAGTACTTTGATGAGTTTCTGAAAGTTCATATTACTCACCTGTTAGTACTTTTGATTCTACTGCTTTACCATCGACCGCAAGAGTGAATTCACGAACAACGGCTTGGTCTTTATCACCCGTAACGTTATCTTTTGAAATGAATCCGTTGTAGACGCATGAATAGCCAGTAGTATTGGTGGCATTTTCATAATAGGTAATTCGTACTTGTACACGCGTTTGATTCTCACTTGCCTGTAGGAGTTTCGCGTGTACTGCATTATCAGGAAGCCAGTTAACACTCAGAGTGATATCTGGAACTTGGCGAGATCCTAAAAGTTTTCTGTCGTATGTTGAATTAAATGACTTTACTGTAAGAACAGTGCTCTCTGAACCACTTGTTGGGAAAACGCCAATCTCTGGAATTACCTCAAATGTACTTGATACTGTGTCTCCCGCCGTACCTAATTCGACTTTAATATTCGCACCTGCGAAAATACTCATTGTCATTTTTAAATCCTTTTATTAATAGTGAGTAATCCGTTACTCACCTGTTTGTTCATCATCATTATTATTTATCTTAGATTGTGAATATATATAGACCAATTTAAACACGCATCGTTTTGATTCATACAGTTCAGTACTGTCATCTGATATGACTCGCTCTGTCGATTCATGGGTTATGCTTGATACGTTTACATTTCCTTCAATCAATGCGATCTTTAACTGTTGTGAATTCATAACTGAAAGTACATCAATAAGAGTACTGTTATTCAATACTTCATCAGTACCAACAATGACAATATCAATATTCAACTCTGCCTGAATGTTATTACCCATTTTTACAGGCGTGTAAGTTTCGATCATATCACCAATAAACAAGGTGTATTGCTGTCCATCCTGTAGTTGTCTTTTGAATGGATTGTTAAGTACTATATTCTTTTCAGACAATAATAATGATGTGATTGTTTGTTGTATCTGATACATCATCATAATTTCGTTCCTGTTGCTTTCCGGTAGTACACATTAATCAGTCCTGATAAGTCATCCTGAATATTCTCAACGATATACTCAGTACTGTTAATGTGAAAATACTGCCCTACCTTTACTGAATCTTTTAGTGTCGTGAAGTAGTTTTGTTGTACTATCGTATCTTCAAAAACTACCTCTTCCTGTTCACGGATTATTTTTATTGTTTTACTATCCAGTACTAAATTTTCACCAAATGTATTCAGAAGTGTTAGGGCATCATTTTGATTAAATGCCCCAGACATATTAGGCCGTAGTCACTTTGACAGCAGTGAAATACTCAGGACGAGTAATATTGAAGTCTACATCTGCGAATACACGAAGATGAACCCCACCTTTTGCACGACTGGTAGTATCGTCACGGTCAATTGCTAATTGTGACCATTCGGCAAGTACTACCTGACTAAAATCACCAATAATAAATTGATCACGGTCTGCTGCTGCAAAAACATATTCGTAAACAGGAATACCCAACATACGGTTATCACGGTCAATTAGAAATTGTTCTGGCGTAATCTTAATGGACTTCAATTTTGCTTTTAGGCTTGGAGACATAACGATAGAGAGTTTATCTGAGGATACTTTCATATCACCAATATCACCGATCAACTTGGTGATACGTTCATAGGTTAGGTCTGCGACTTTGATAGTTTCTTTCATCGCTTCTGATAGGATCTTAGAGAACACCGCACGTTCTATCTTTTCAGCACTTCCAGAAATAATTGTCTCAGTTAAGTAACGCTCTGCCGCTGCGGTACTCTTCTGTAGTAATCTGGTAAGATAAACTCCAGTAGTAAAAGTACGGGGAGTTAAAACAATATTTTGGAATTGTGCGTTTGAATCAACTGCTGCGGTATCTTCATCAACAAAACCAGATCCAGCCGTAAAATCATCATAGAGCATTGGCAATTCAAGATTACCATCACCTTCTAATCCGCTGAAAATCTTCACAGGAAAGTTTTTCAATACGCTATTTTGGCGAACTACATCAATAAATGAATCGTACTGAATAGTACTTTGAATTAGTGTACCACCGCTTGATGGTGATGTACTGGTACGTTGTAGAGCAGAAACAGGTAAAACAACACCATGATTGTTATATTCTCCTGCGGCACGTTCACCAGTAATTAATGAACGAATTGTATTTTGTAGGGAAAAGTTTTCCATTTGTATTTCTTCCTTGAATGTCATCTGGCGTTTGAATTCCTCAACGCTCTTTTTATTATTTATTGCCTCTTGAACAATCCGTTGTTCAAGGCCGAACACTTTCCCCATTGAAGTAATTTCATGGATACGTGTTTCTTCTTTATTTATTTCTTCTGATTCAGTACTGGTATCTTGTTCGTTATCAGTATCTGCATTAGTATTTTCTTCTGTTGGTTCAGTACTAACATCATTGTCAGTAACCGATTCTTCTTCATGTTCTTGCAGTTTCTTTAGCAGTTCAGGGTTATTTTTAATATATTCGAGTACTTCATCATCTGATTCAATACTGCGACCGACACCTACTTTATCGTCTGCTGGAACACTGACTAATGAAACCTCATAGGGAGTCCAGCGAGTTATTAATAAATCATTATTTCTAAATTCATAATCATTAATTTCGTAACCTACAGAAACTTTATTAAGGATTCCTTCCTGTACCTGATTGTATTTCTCTTGTCCTAATCCATATTCGGAGAAACGAACTAACGCCCGACCTACTTTATCCGTATCAATGCTTACGGACTCAACCACGCCAATAAGTGAATCAAAGTCATGATTGAATAGTAAAGCGGCATCGTTTTGTAATCGACTGAGATCCACATTCTGCATTCCATGCAAAAGAATCTCATTGTATGTTTGCCCATTAATTTCACGTTTAACCGGAGTTTCAGAACTAAAACTAAGCATTACCGTCCTATCAGAAATATCATCACTCGATAGATTTATCTCCCTCGTTTGATTCTTCTTGTTTAATTCCATCTGTTGTACTTCCTTGTACTGTTATATTCTCTTCTTTATTTATCCTTTCCTTTTCAGAATTGATTTCTTCAAATACTCGAATTGGATCTTGTCCTAAATCACGAATAACTTGGGATTTTGATTTAACGCCCATATCAACAAGTATTTGTTCATATTGAGCATCTTTATTTGGATCAAGAGATATTTGTTTAGGCAGAATATATTCTGCATTTTTGATATTATCAAAATCGCTAAATGATAAGTTTTTAAGTGTGTTTATCATGAATACTTTCAACCATTCCTGATAAACGGTCTTTAGTACTTTCGAGATCATGAGATTACTACGGGTTTTCATTCCATCGCGTTGTATTCGATCTGACATTTTAGCCGCAGAGAATGAAGCATTAGCAGTATCACCAGTGAGATTTTGCTTTGTAGTACTTAACCCTGTCACAATGGTTTGCATGATAATTTCAGAGAATTCACTGATCTTATCTACTCCTGCTGTTGGGTTGATAGTCTCGATTGACTGTCCACGTCCAAGCTCTTTAATAGAGCCAGGTTCTAAGTACTCAAAGTATTCCCGTTGCTGTTCTTCATCCTCATCAAGTAACCCACTGTCACTATCATTTTTAATGAAAGCCATCGCCGAACTACTTATCCGTTTACCGATCAATGTCGCTTCGATATAGCTGTTGTAATCTTGTAGTGCTTTCAGTGACGGACATAGATCGGGAATGCCCCTCTGTTGATTCGGGAATTCAGGAATGAAGTAGTGGATTATCTCATCGGCTGGTACACGCTTACATGAGGCTACCTGTAGTGAGTAATTCAATGGATGAACATCAGCAATATGGTAGGCAAGTACTCGACCATCTTGATCATATTCAATGCCATTGCTGACAAAATGACCATTTTGTAATAGTTCATTTTTAGTACTTGGAATACGAGAAGAATCAATGATACTAAACTTCGAGACTGTAATTAAAATTGT